GCCTCCAGTGCCAGGCGGTTACGCGACTGCCCCTCGCGCATTTCCATCAACGCACTGGCGGTATCGCCGCCACCGCGCAGGACACCGTAGCGACTTAGTTGCTCTATCGTCGCGGCCTCCTCGTCCTGCTGTCGCTTGCGTAGGTCAGCCAGTTGCGACGCGAGGATCGGGTCTTCGCCGCCGCCGATGCGGTCCATGTACTGCTGGTTGAGCGCCTCTTGTATAGAGGTAGCTTGCGGTTGGTCAGGTTGCCGTGATTCAAGGCGCTGCTGGGCTTCGCGTGCGAGGTCTTCACCGGCGCTGGTGCCTACACTCTCGTCGATGCGGCGTTGCATCTCGTCGGCGTAGCCCTGACCAGCGCCTGCGCCTTGAGTATCAGCAAGACGGCTCTTAATTAAGTCAGCGTAGCTCTGGGCCGGTGACGTTTCGGCGACAGGTGTCTCTACGCCGGTACGTTCGCCTATGAGGTCAGCGTAGGTCTGAGCCGGTGACGTCTCGGCAACGGGTATGTCGACGCCCGTACGTGCGCCCATCAATTCGGCGTACGTTTGGCCTGGTGAGGTAGCGCCCTTCGCGTAGATGTCCGGTAGCTCTGGCGTAGACGCAGTGCCTTGCGAGTAGATGTCTGGTAGCTTTGGTTGCGTCGTTTGGCCGGTGTAGATGTCAGGCAATTGCGGTTGGTATCCGCTGGTGTCGGGCAATGCAAAGTCGGTCGTGTTGGTCATTGACCGCGCTAAGTTGGCAGCCGCTGCGTCAGCTGCACCGGTGGTGTAGATGTCCGGCAGTTGCGGCATAGCCCCTTCGCCACTGTAGATCGATGGTATCTCAGGTACCGGTGCTGGAGCGCGGCCGGTGTCGTAGATCGATGGTAGCTCCGGCGTGGGCGTTGCGCCGCTGTAGATCGACGGTAGCTCTGGCGCTGGCGCTGGCGGCGCTATACCGCTAACCTCTTGTGGCAACGGTGGCGCTACGGTTGGCGGCGCTATACCGCTGACTTCCTGTGGCAACGGCGGTGCTACGGCCGGAGGCGCTATACCGCTGACCTGCTGGGGTACCGCTGGCGTGGGTGCTGGCGCTGCTATGCCGCTGACTTCTATTGGTATTGCTGGCGTGGGTGCTGGCGCTGCTATGCCGCTTACCTGCTGGGGTACTGCTGGCGTAGCTTGCGGTGCCGGAGCGTTAGTCATCGTTGCTGGGTTTACCGCCGGTTGGGGCGCAGGCGCGTTGAACATCGTTGACGGCGCTGGCGTCGGTGGCGCTGCTGGCGCATTGTGCATCGTTGACGGCGCTGGCGGTGGGGGTGGTGGGGGCGGTGGAGGTGGCGGCAACGGTGCGTTGGTCATCGACGCTGGGTTGACGGCCGGTTGTTGCGGCGCTTGGGCGTTGAACATTGACGTCGGATCAACGGCCGGTTGCGCGGCAGCATTGTACATCGTCGACGCGTCGGGCATCATTGCCTGGGTGATAGGGTCGGTGACCACCGCCTGCGACGCTGGCATCTGAGGTTGCGTACGTTGCTGTGGGTTGTACATAGTCGCCGGATTTACCGGTTGCGTACGCTGCTGCTGGGGGTTGTACATCGACGCCGGATCTACCGTCGGCTTTTTCTTCTTCTTGTTCTGGTTGGCAGCCGCTTGGGCGTAGGGGTTGGTGTATGCCATTACTCAATTCCTGTCTTGCGCTTACGCGTGCGGCCAATGGGCTTGTACTGTAGGCTTATACGCCGTATCGAAAATGTTTCATCGTCAATGAAGTTGCTGAGTCTCAGCATCGTGCGTGGGTCGTAGCCAAAGAGGTCGCTGTCGTCGGTCAGCGCCGACACATCCGACTCTAACGTCGAACTGTCGAGGGTAAAGGTTGAGTCAAGCAACGCACCCGACTGCCCCATAGTAATCGTCTCGGTGTTGCTGACGATGCCAGCACCCGTCTGCTGCACGGAAACGTCGAAGTCGCCCAAATTGTCGAACAGCGTCCGCGCATAGAGCCAGCGACACTCTACGTCGTCGCCCTGCGGTGCGATGTTGGCGGTCTCGAAATACGCCTCTATTGCGGCCCCATCGTCGTTGTTGTTGGTCTCATGCTTCATAATGCGACCGGCGAAGTCACCGGCGTGGGGCAGATCGTCGATGATGGCGGCGCTGTCACGCGTAAAGTTGTTGTACGGCCCAAACCAAGCGTTTAAACGGGCTGAATAAACTACCACGGAGTTCATCGTCGTCTGGCTGGCCCCGTGGGGTAGGTAGAACCAGACCTCCTCCTTCGCTGGGTAGTAGTTAGCAAAAGCATACGGCAGTCGCGCTACGTTGATTTCGCCCCAATACCGATCATCCAGCGCAAAAGAGATCTTCTCGACTTGAGCGCCGCCGGTCCATTGGTAGATGCCGTCGTCGCGGACGAAGATCTGGCGCTCACCAGGCACCGTGACGATGGTGCGTCCGGCGATGGTGCCGCGCTGGGTGCGTTGCTGCTGCTGGAAAGGTATCGTTGAGCTACCCGTCGCCGTCAGCGTATGTATGCCGTATTGCGTATGGACGGCGAGCGTGTTCTGAAAAGGTTGTAGGCCGGTGATCTCGTAGCCGAAAGCGTAGTAGTCAAGAGCGCCCCACGTCGTGATGTCACCGGCGGCGCTGCGCCATAGGCGGTCGCTGTTGCTGTTCTCGTTGCCTAGCCAGAGGCGGTTTTCCCAAAAGGCAGGCCACGTCGGCTTGGTGAAGCGCGAGTCGTCATCGAGGGCAGCGATGTTATTGGTGCCACCGGCCCACGTCACGGCATCGGTGTCGACACCATTGGCGGCGACTAACGTCGACCCTGCTAGTACCCAGTTCCAAGTGTTATCGTTGCCTGCGGTGACCGTCGCGCTGCCGGTGCGATCCGTAGCGGTGCCGCCCGTCACGTCGAAGAACTTATCGCCGCAAAAGGCAAACACCTTCTCGGTGCCAGCGAGGACGACCTGACCCAAGGCGGTGACAGTAGCGCCGCTGTTCATGGCGCTGGCGTTGAACTTAGCGTAGCCCTTGCGCTTTTTAACTTCTCCGGCTAGCCCGACGGTGCAGTTCTCCATGTCGTAGAGACCGCCAGGCGAGATCTCCTCGGCAGGTAGGCTGTAGTTGACGCCGTCGCGCCACGGTCCTAGGCGCAGGCTTTGTGCAGCGATAGGCATCAGCTAAGACTGCCCTCTTGCGGCGAGTAAGAGAACTTACTGCTGCCACGGTTGTCGGAACGGCGCATACGGTAGGTGCGGTTGCCTTGGACGTTGGCGTTCTGACGGCTGGCGACCCCTAAGACGCGCTCCATCTCTTGGCGGTCCACCATCGAGCCCTGGTCGTCGCCCTTCTCTTGTTTGTAGAGGGCGCTGATGCCGTAGACGAGTGCTGGCTGCACCACCGGCGAATAATAGCCGTCGAGGCTGTTGGTGTCGTCGCTGGCGGTGAAGTCCGGCACCGATGCGTAGTATCGGTAGGCGATGGTGTCGACGCCGTCGGGGGTGGGGTATAATGAAACCTGTACGAGGCCGCTGCTGTCGACGCCGTCGATGATCACCCAGCGCGGATCGCCGTCGGTAGAGTGGTTAGGATCGGCCGCATCGAGGTCTTGGCTCGACATGACGATGATGACGTGGTCTTCTGTCGTATTGCGGAAACTAAGCGGCGTCAGCGCGTCGGACGCGAGGCTGTAGGTCTGGGTGCTGGCGACCGTATTAAACGTCGACGACTTAAACAGCCAATTCCACTTCTCGCGGCTTTGGATGTCCTTGCCGACCATGTTTAAGTAGGTCCGCGCCCCGTCTTTGAACGTAGACGCGTTGCTATTCAACCCGACGCGTCGCAGCGCCGTCTGAATAACCTCTAAATTGGTCATCCTACGCCCTCATATTACCTCATATTAACCCAAGACCCGTTCTCATAGCCTTGCAACGTGTTGGTCGACGTGTTGTAGATCAACATTCCGTTTGCGGCTGTGAGCGCGTCGCGCTGCGTCGTGGTCAGGCTAGGTAGGGTGAAGCTATCACTAATAGCCACGGTGCCAACCTCCACTGTACCCAGCAATGCAGTGTCGCCAAAGAAGCTCGCCGCATTAATCTGCCCAACGCTGTCGGTCATTACTCTTGCGCTTCAAGCGCCATATGGTCGAGGTCATACTCGGAGAGGTTGTCGCCGTTGTTATCGAGCCAACGCTCCTGCCATATACGTACTGCCTCTGGACCACGGTCGCTTATACGTCCTGGGGGGTCGGGCACGAAACCGTCGGCATGAGTTACTTCGCCTATCGCCTTGACGGTGTTACGCACCTGACTGTTGGTCTGGTTTTTGTTTTTCCGTACTCTGGCATGGGTCTTGTCGAGGTCCAGCGCCTTGCGTATAGCGGCCTTGGTGTCGTCGCTGCCCTTCAATATTAGCTGGGCGATCTGGTCGGGTGTGACCTCCGGCGCTTTCTCTGCGACGGGGGCGGCCGACTGCGCGACTGTTGCAATTTCGCTAGGCAGGTCAAGCTGTTGTGTTCGCTTTGCCATGATGTCCTTGAAAGTTAAATGAGGGCGACGACGTTATGCGCCGCCGCCCCACTGTGTGTTATGCAACCAATCCCTGTATGACAACGCCTACATGTCCGCTGTCATCCGGCGCAAACGTCGCAAAACCGACAAGCGGCTCGGTTTCAGCATCCTTAGTGTGTACAGCGCCTGCGACACCGTCAGAAAGCGTGAGATTCTGACCAATGGCGATGGTGCCGTCTGCCAGGATCGTAGCGACACCAGCCGTCTGGAACCAACCGTAATAGTTGGCTTGGAAGGTCATCGGCGTGACGCCAGCGATGATGTAATCGGTACCGGCGGTAGCGCCTACGACGTTATACCAGAGGCTGCCGGTGACGGCAACGTCGGTGGCGGTGGTAACAGCGACTTCCAGCCCATCGTAAAGCGTCAACGTGATGGCGTTGCTGCTGGCGGCCGTGTTTGACTTGATGCGATACTGGAAACCCTCACCTGCATCGTCGGTGATGTGCAAATAGCCACCGGCGTACTGGTTGAGCGTGGCGCTGCCAACGGTGCCGGAATCAGTGTAAATGACCTCAGTCGCACCAGCAGAGGCGGCCGTCAGCTTGCCGTCGCTCTCAACGATAGCAGTTGCCGACACATCCTGCGATACGAGCAAGCCCCGATTAATAGCGGCAGCGGTGTAGCCGTAGCGGAACACCCTGCCGTCGGCTAATTCCAACTTTTGGCCGATGGGGTATCGGGCGGTCGAAGACTCGGTGTAGATGCCTTGACCGTTCTTGCTGCCAAGACCCTCGCCACCGACTCGGCCGATGCCGAAATTTTGGTTACGAATACTCATTGTTCATTCTCCTTCGCTCATGGGCGAGCTATGAAGCCGCATTGGCTTGCGGCTCGGAATGGATGTAAAGAGTGCGTTTAAACACCTTGTCCGTTGCCAGACGCAGTGTTTAAACGCGCTTTGTTAAGGTTTTACACTAAGTTGTAGATGACGCCCTGACGGCGACGGTTGTTGGTAGTGATTTGCAAGCCTACGACGATGAAACCGACCTTTGCCATTTGGTTAGCTGGTTCCTTGAACGGAGTCTTGGCAAAGTTCATTCCGGCCTGCATGTGCATCTTGAGATACTTCGTGTTGAGGAAGTACATCCGGCCGCTGCCGCAGTCGCGGTCGTACTGCACTGGAATGCCGCGAAACGACGGTAGACGACCATCGACACCAGGCTGATCCTTCGACGTAAGGCGCTGGTAGCCGGTGCCTTCAAATATCTCCTCAAACGAACCGTAGATGTCGTTGGTGGTAAAGATATTCGTCGGCTGCTCATTGCCTTCGCTCGTGTCGTTCCACGTCGTCGACATCCGCAACATACCCTCGTAGAAGTTGCCGCTGGCCGTGACAAACGACGTGTCGCCGCTGGCGTTGTTGGTCTTGTTCTTCCACCAGGTATTGCTGCTGACGGTGACACCGCCCAACGTGGTCGGGGTCGTGCCTGGCGCGTCAGCGATGATGTCTTGAAAGCCCAACGGTGCTTTGCCGGTCTGGGCAGAGTAGATCGAGCTATTGATCTGGTCGCGTAAACTAAGCATCGACTGCTCGGTCTTGGCGGCAAGGAGTTTCATCGCAGAGTCGGACTTGCGATTCTCCATCTCTTCCGTGTAGTTGATCGTGATCGGCACCGCTGCATAGCGGAAGGGGTAGAACGCCGCCGTAATGCCGTCAACAGCGTCGGTATTCAAGACATCGTAGCCGCTAAAATACTGGCTACTGTTGCCAGAGTACATAAGGTCGGCCTGTATTTCCTTGCCTCCATTATCGGTGACAAGAGCGCCGCCGCTGCGGAACATGTCTAACGTGGGGTACGCGTCAAAGAAGTTATCGGTCAGTTCTTTGCGCTTGGCACGCATCGTGAGCGTCCACGCGGCGTCCCATGTTTCGGTTGTAGATGTAGCTGCCATAATAAGTTTTCCTATTCAAATCCAAGGTTGGCTAGACCCGACAACACATCGCTGTCGGACAACGGACCGCCTTCCTCGCTGGCGTCGACCCCTTGCGTCGAGCGCACTGCACGCTTGCTGTTGCGCTTGGCTTGCGTATTCTGCTGCCGGACGTTGGCGGCGTTGGACGCCGTTACGCCAGCGTGTAGCTCATACGCTTCCTTGACGGTGTACGCCTGCCCTGTGTTAGGGTTGGCGATCTTCGTCGTAGCGACGATCTGGTCGGTGTAGCGATCCAGATCCGCACCGTATACCCCTCGCGCCTCCTGCACCTGCTGATCGACATACGCGGTCTGCTGGTGCTGGACATACTGGTTGGCGTGCTGCAACTGACCCTGCAAGGCTTGCACCTGTTGCGTCAGTCCGTTGATGTGGGTGCCGACCTGATGTTGGACGATTTGCTGCACGGCGTCGATGCCGCGCTGCTCCTCCTCCGATACGTTGGCCCTCATCTGATCGATGGGGTCGGGCGGCGGTGGGGGTGCGGCCATCTGCTGTATGCGTCCGGCCCACTCGTTGCGTTCCGTCGCAAGCTGGTTGCGCTGCTCTGCAAGGTCTTGCTGTGTGCGCGTAAACTGCGCCTGTAGGTTCTTCGCCAGCGGTATCAGCGGTTGATACTGCTGTGGCACGGACTCCAGATCGGCGCGAAGCCAATCGGTCTGTGCCGGATCGAAATCCGATGTCTCGCCGTCAGAGTGTCCAGCATCATCGGACGGGGCCGCATCCTGGGTA